GCTTAATCCTCCTGATCATGCGCTTGCTTATTTATATGCTTCTGAATCTTGTCTATTGCTTCTGTAACAGGTCCATTACATCCCTGTTCTTTCAAACCTTTCAGACAAGCCAGAATTCCATAAGTAAGCAAACATTGTTCCGATTTCATTCTCTCTATCTCTTTATCCTGCTCATTCTGTCTTAAATACCACTTGTATACTGCGAAAACAGCAGAAAAGATAACCACTACGGCCGTTAATAAGCTTCCGGCAGTAATGATTGTGTTTACGTCTACATACACTCTATGTACCTCGATTTTTTAATTTTGCGTATAAAAATAAGACCTTTCGGTCTCGCTCTGATTTCCATGTATTCACCTCCTTGCATAGAAAAAGAGAGGTGTTAACCTCTCTCATTATGATTCTTCTTATTATTGCCATCATATAATTCATATAATTTTTTCAAATCTTCACATTGCTTATTTTTCTTATATGTCCTTCCAGTCGCTTCGATTTTAATTCTATTCCATTCAAATTTCAGATACACTCGAACATGTCTCAAGAGTTTTTCTTCCCATATACTCCTATTTATCAAATATTTTTCCAATTCTTGGCGAAACTCTTTTTCGTAACATTCTTTTTCATAATATCGTAAATACGAAGCACGCAGTCCTTGGTAATAAAAGACTAGCTTTTCTACGCACCTATCAATATTCCTATCAATTTCATCTGAAAAATTTAAATGCATATGTATTAAAAATCTCAATTTTTCTATTTCACTTATATGCTTTCTATATGTATCTGAATCTTTCATCCCCTTGTCTACATTATCAATCGTTGTTGTACTAATCAAATCTGATATATATTCTCTGAATTTGTATAACCACTCAACTCTATTTTGGGTAACAGCATTGACATAATGTACTGCTTTGTTGTTTCTAACAGAAAAATAAAGCGAAATACTGCTGATTAAAAAAGTAAGTAATATTCCGATTGAAGTTAAAGCATCTTTATTTTCGCTAAAGAACTGTAACATTTTATTCATTATTACTACACTCTCCTTCCACTGTCATTATACAGCAGAAGGAGAAGTTTTCCAAGAAAGATTCATTTTCAACCGATTATCTTGCGTATAATCTTGTGATACCTCCGTTGTTGTAGATTTTAATCTTGTTGCTACTCAAATATGAGATCCCACCATTGTATGCACTAGAATAATATGCTTGATGTGAACCGGACCCGTGATCTACAACAGAACGACTTGTTAATACCTGTGCCGGTACGATCGTGCTTGCAAGTTCTCGGTAATAATTTCCATTTGTACTGCTTGCAAGTCCGCACGTGATCATGAACTCTGAATACTGCGATACATCGACTGTAATTGTGGAGTTTCCTGCTGAGGTCTGGTTCTTTAGTAATGTCCACTCTCTGTTCGTCTTGTTATCCACCTTTGTAAATAAAGCAGTCATACTCTCGCCGTTCACATACGTATCTGTATCATTAACGACTACTGATGGTACTGATGCCGATCCGCCCTCATGTGATGCCTTCGTTGAAATTCTCGTAGATGAATTTCTAAGATATGTTTCTGCTCCATCTACACCTATTTCCAGATCACCTATAAATACTTTTGCACAATCGACACCCTCTCCTAATCGAATCTCGTCACCTTTGAAGGATGCAAGTTCTTCAGTCCCCTTCCTAACTTGTACACTGGTTCCATCTATAAACACATTGAATCCAGCAGCATTACCGATCGTAGCTGTTGGCGCATATACTGGTTCGGATGCCACTCTCCAGTTTATACCGTCATATGTGAAGGTTACGGTTGCTCCGTCGGTCCAATATACATCCCGGACACCTTGGATATACATTGCTTTTGTACCTGTACCAGCAATATTAAGTGTTGGACTGGATGCGGTATTTGCATAAGTAAATTTAACAGCTACTGTTGCTCCGGCTTTGAGAGATAATGTTCCAGCCGCCAAACTTGCAACTTTCGCTACGGTTCCAGCTGCAGTATCGCATGTCGCATAGAGCATTTGTCCATCTTTACCAGCTGTTCCTGTCTGCCCTTGTGGCCCCTGTGGTCCTTGTGGTCCTGTATTACCTTTTACACCTTGTGGTCCGGTCGCACCAGTATCACCTTTCACTCCCTGAGGTCCCTGAGGACCTGTAGCTCCTGTGGCTCCCTTATCTCCTTTTTCGCCTTTCGCTCCTGTTTCACCTTTGATCTTACTCCATGTATAAGCTCCCACCGTAGTAGGATCCGCCCGATTAAAGTCCGTACACTGTCCAATGTAATCCCCGACTGTTTCTCCAGAATTTGATGTGAATGTCTTACCGCCATCATTGGAGTATTTAATGTGCAAGTATGATGTTTTCCCATCTGCACCATTGGTTCCTGGGATTCCCTGTGTTCCCTGTGCGCCCTGTAAGCCTTGGAATCTGTACCAGGTATATTTGCTTGGATCTGTCGAATCCTGTTCTGTATAGTCCACGTAGGTTCCGATATAGGTATTCGGTATTTCTGACATCTGAGATGAGGTTGGATTCTCTACAGGGGAATATTTTATATGGAAGTAACTGGTCTTTCCGTTCGTTCCATCTTTGCCTGCCGGTCCTTGGGGACCTGTTGCTCCGGTGGCACCTGTCTCTCCTGTTGGACCGGGGATACCCTGTTCACCTTTCTCACCTTGTAACCCCTGCAAGCCTTGTGGTCCTTGTTCACCTTGTGGGCCCTGGGGACCTTGAAATTTACTCCACCGATACTTTGTCGGATCTTCAGAATCAGCTTTTTCAAAATCTGCATACTGTCCCATATATGTTTTCCCGACAGTATCTGTTGTCGAAAATCCAGTTTTTCCATCCGCACTGGTCGCATAAGCAAAATGCACATAACTCGTCTCGCCGTTCTCTCCATTTTTCCCTGGAATTCCATCTGCACCATCTTCGCCGTTGTCGCCTTGGAATTTTCCCCACGTATATTTCGATGGATCTGTACTGTCATCCAGTTCATAATCTGCATAAGTTCCAATATATTTGTTTGGTGTTTCCGTCATGTCACTGTATGATGTCGGGTTCGGTACCGCCGAATATTTCATATGGAAATATGTTGTTTTACCATCTTTACCCGCTGTTCCCGGAATGCCCTGCTCACCTTTTATCTTTACCCATGTGTACTGCGTCGGATCGGAAAGATCAGCTTCTTTCGCAAGCCGGTTCGTAGCGATTCCGAGATAATCTTTTCCGTAAGCATTGGCCGAAATTCCCGTTCCATTTTCATCATCTGCAAAGGCTGTCCATGTATAAAAATTACGATTCTTAGCGATCTTCTCAAATCGCTCTGCCAACTCCATAACTTTTGCATCAATACCGCTTCCCTGTCTTACATAATCCCCTAGCTCTGCTTCTTTTGTATCGTTCGATTCTGACATCTCTAATTTCAACAGTCTTGCAGTAAGATATATATTATCGTCATCATCAACAATGGATACCGTGTCACCTACCTTCACCCCATCTGGAAGATATAACAACTCTACCTCATAGGTAACAGCTTCATCACAGATCTTCTTAAGACTGGATACGGCTCGATTGCACAATTCAGATTTCGATGTCGTATCGTATGTAAAGGATTTTACGATATGTCCAACATCATTCTTATTCTTTTCTGTCTTAATCTGATACCGGCTCCACTTTTCCAGTGCTTTCCGGGATTTCACATAGGATCCTTCTACATAAAAATCTCCATCATCGTACTTATAACCATTTAATGTAATCGGATTTTCTGATCCTTCCGGTGTTCCGCCGGTACAGCGGTATGCTGTTGCAAGATCTGCGATGGAACTCTTGATTCGAAATCCGCTAACCTCTTTGCCAACATTCAAAGTAACACCCGAATCATTCCCCCTATTCTTATACACATTGATGTATTTTCCAGTCACAGCCATATTCTCGACTTTGAAGCCAAATCCAATCTCAGCGTTGTCAAACTGTGTAGCTACACTCAGTAATCTCTTTGTCGCTGTGTCTTCACCATCCCAGGACAACTTTCTTGTAAGATTACTTACCTCATTGATTCCGATTTCAAATCCAGAATCATATGCAAATTTATTAATGTAATAGGCAATGTTATAAGCTTTATCTGCAGCATATTTTCCGACCACTTCATTTAACAGATCCAGTCCCGCATCTTCAGCATAGATGGAGGCATCCCTTTGAATCGGATCTATCGTCGAATCAATAATCGTATATACTTCCACTTCACTGCTGTCCGCACTCTGTTTTAAGATGAAATTTCCTACTGCAGCAAGCTTCTTCACATCAACTTCCTGTTCTTCGTCCTCATCCGGATTTACAAAATTGTAATCCAAATTGCATTCAAAGATTGCCACGCCTTCGGATATTTCTTCTGTCTTTTTATCATTTGTAATTATTAGTCCCTTCGGCAGTCCGGTAGATGCTGATCCAAGAATGTTCATTGCCCTGTCAGCAAAATATATGATCACAAGAACACCTCCCTGTACTTCATTTTAAACGTCGGTTTCTTCGCCCAGCTGGAGCACAAGCATTGAACCTGATTAACTCCCGGCTTCAAGCAAAATGTTTCCCAGTCATTTCCAAGAGCTCCCAGATCCGGCTTTGGCAGACCATTCATCCGGATTGATCCATCTGAACAATTTGCAATCAAACTGCAGTCCTGCGCAAATTTATTCGGTACATCTCTCCATTTTTCTACGTGCAACTTTTGAAAATAAAAAGCATTGATCCCGTTGTATGTAAGATACTTATTCCCTGATCTTGTTCCTCTCTGCTTAATCGCAATCTGAATCTTGGCACATTTCATATCCGCTATTTCCGGAATATTGAAGCTCGGATAACTGCCATTATAGAAAAATGTAAGTTTACTGCCTTCTTTTCTAAGATCACAATGTCCCCAGTTCCAGTACCACGGATTTTGCTTCCGCAGATGACTTGTCATATAAGTGTACGTTTTCAGCACACGTCCCGCCTGCTGATCGGTACTCTTCTTGTTCGGATTGTAGCAGACTAGATCATAATGTCCTGTATTTCCGCTCATATCCGATTTATACCAGTTCACACCGGCAATAAGCTTATCGTCTGCTGTCAGGTAGTTAATACACATTTCTCCGGTCTGTCCCATCAATCCGGCATAAAACAGGATATGGAAATAAGAATAAAAGTTCTGACACCCTTCCTGATCACCGGTTGAGTCCGCCGGAAGAATGATGGTTCTGAGTCCACCGTTTGCGCGGCCAACCTGTTGCCCTGCAGACTTCAAAGAGAGGAACTTGGTATTAAACCATGTTGATGTTCCGAGGGATCCTTTTGCTCCGTAGAAAGGATGCATAAAATCCGTTCCAGATGTATCATCCGGTGCATTGAAAAAGTCCTGAAGCGTAGCCAATGTCTCATTTTCTTTGTACGTCTCCCCATCTTCCTCTTCGATGTTTCCGAACTGTAAAATATGTTTATCCTGATCAACGAATCCGACAAATCCATTCTCTCCATTTTCCATCGCTGCTTCGAACGTTGGATGTGCTTTATACGTTCCTTTATAATCAACAACAAATGTTGTCCCGTCATCTGCAGTTGGCGCAACCTCGTACTCTTCTACGGAATATTTAAATGGATCTGAGCAATAGAACTCAATTTCTGCAGTGATCGCATTCCTGCCATGCGGCACATCGCCGGCATTCACCTTCGTTCCAACATAATACTTATCCGGTTCGTCCAAGAAGATCAGCTTCGCTTCTGCCACATCAAGTAATGAATTCAATTTGTTATAAGCATTCCGGAATTCCGCATTACTCTTAGCGATCAGCTGATACCCGACAGTGATCGTTCTCGGCTTATACCGTTTTCTTCGATATCTGGATCCATCCATAATCTCCGTATCCAAATCTGTAATTTCTGTTTCGATCATCTCCCGGCCGGACACATATAGTGTCCGATATCCGGGGATTACATTTTCAAAATAGACTCCGTTAAAATTGAGAGCTTCGGAGGGCAGTATCTGCTCTTCCTGTCTCTCTGTAGTGTCTACAAATTTATACATATCTGCCCTCCTTATCTCATGCCTTTCTTTCGAAGATCTCTTTTCTGCTGCTGTTCAATTTCTTCTTTGGTGTATTTCGCCGTTGCCTTTGCCACCTGCCGGCCATCTACTTCAACAGGGACGTAAATGGTATAGGTTTCGTTTCTGGTGTAGTCATAATCATCATTCAAATCTTCGATGCCGATTCTTAATCCAGCTCCAATTTCCGGAACAGGAACTAAATCCGGAATGTCTACCAGTTTCCATACTGCCTTTTTCGCATCTGTGACCCTATCAGAAATTCCATTTACCCATCCTTCACCGAAATAGCCGCCCAGTTTATGAGTAACCTTGGACGGACTTCCAATCTTAGCTTTTGCTACAATTGCCGCCTCTGCTGCAGCTGCCAACTGCGCCGCAACAGATCTTACACGCCCAACCTGACTTGCCATACCATTTGCAAGACCAGCTCCTATATATACACCGCAACTGTATGAACCGGATCCAGCTGATCTCATGGCTGATACTGTAGACGCAGACATGGATCTTGCCGTAGATACTGCGCGACTCATGCCACTTGACACTCCACTATTAAAATTATTTCCAACTGCATTACCAGAGCTTTTTGCCTTTCCTTCTGCATTTGTAAATTGACTGATCAGCGCATTGATAGCAGATTTTGCCTTACTTCCCAGTGCATCCAGTCCTGCATTCACTACGTTCACACTGGATCTCATACTTGTTAAAGAGCTCTGAGCACTCTTCGCATTGGATGCAATTGATTTCATGCTTGAATTAACAGACTTTAATGCTACCACCATTGCAAGGGTGCCAACTGCGCCGCCTGCCATAGCAGCTCCAAATGCTACCACTACAACAGCCGATGCTCCCATTCCGGCCGCAAGACCCAATGATAATGCTGTTAAGACTGTCAGTGCCCCTACCGTTGCTAAAGCTCCGGATGATACAGCAGGGAATGCAGCTCCCATCAACAGAAGTCCTGCCCCAGCTACTGTAAGACCGGCACCAAGGGCCAGTGTGCCTGCTGCCAGAAGCAACATACCCGCCGCCGCTATCAGGACAGCTGCACCAACTAATGTAAGCCCTGCACCTACCACTACAAGTCCGGCACCAAGGACAATGCATCCCGCTCCGGCTACTGCAGCCCCAGCGCCAAATACGATCATACCTGCTCCGAGGGTTGCGATGCAAGCCGCTCCCTGAATTCCATATTGCACAATGGTCGGAAGCACACCTGCTACTATGGCAAGCCCAACACTTGCCAGCAGTGCTCCGGTTGAAACCAGTAATATAGCTGCACCAAAGGCAACGAGACCTACTGCTCCGGCTGTCAATGCCGGTCCAAGTGCTGCTGCGCCAAGGGCAAGTCCGGCAATTGCCGCAACCATACCAACCATGCATCCTATAGCAAGCGGTCCCGCATTCGCCAAATTAACAGCTGCCAGTGATAATATAGCAATCCCTGCTGCCGCTATCAGGACAGCTGCGCCAAAGGCAATGAATCCGGTTGCTCCGGCCGTCATAGCCGGCGCTACATTTTTAGCAACAACCATTAGTCCCGCCACTGCAACCGTCATGCCGATCAATACTCCTGCTGCTAGTGGTCCAGCTTGTGCTATTTGCACGGCTGAATATGCCAAAAGGGAAAATCCTGCCGCTATCAATGCTACTCCCGCTCCGATCGCTACAAATGCTTTTGCTGATTCTAGGATAGTTCCTGATGATTCTTTACTTGCAGTGCCTACCGCTTTTTCACCCGCTGCTACACCAAATAACTTACCTGCCAGTGTCGCTATTCCTTTTCCTGTCATGCTTACAATTGCGCCCGCAAAAGTTTTGACACCAGGGGCAACTGCACTGACTATTTTAAAGCCTTTAAAAGCAACATATAATTTCGGTAACAGTGTAATCGCTTTTGCCACTTCTTTATCATGATCTTTTAAAAAATCTGCAAATGTGGTTAATGCACCTGTTGCAGTCCCGAGAGAATCCGAAAAGTTTTCTACGCTTTCTTTTTTCCCAAATGCACCCGTAAGATTTTCCACTTCTCCAACGATTGATTTGGCTGCTTCTCCAAAGGCTTTTCCCACTTTCACCGCATCGTCTTTAAAGACGTCCCAGTATGGCGATATAACCTTGATTGCTTTCGGGATACCCGTAGACAGCTTGTCAAATCCCGCCTCCACCTTACCGGTCATCCCATTGATTGCATCAATCACTTTAGGCTTTGCGAAAGTATCATAAAGCTTCATCATTCCGCTTACTGCAGATGCTTCCAAGTTACTCATAGCGCCTTCAAATGTGGTTACGGATGTAGCTGCTTCTTTCGCCATGTCGGTCATGCCAATGTTATTGATAGCCTGTCCGAGCATGTCTGCGGTAATTGCACCCTTTTCCATTGCTCCTTTGAAGTCGTTCCCTAATGTTGGATTCAGCTTAATCAGCTCTTTCCGCAAGCCTCCAGCAAGCTGCGGACTGGCATTAATGATCTGGTTCCAATCCTGCGCATGCAAAGCTCCTGCCGCCATTGCCTGCGAAAACGCAAGTGCTACCGAGGAATATTCCTTTGCACCTCCGCCAAATACAGCAACTGCATTACCGACCGCTTCCGTCAACTTGTCTGCGTCTTTGATTCCATTTGCCGAAAATGCGCCGAATGTACTCATAACATCCTGCAGGGAGAATACTGTTTTATCCGCATATGTTTTTAATGTACCTGTTGCTCCGGCTATTCTTTGTATCTCCGCTTCGGAATACCCGGAAAATCTCATAGCTGCCTGCAACTTATACATGGAATCCGATGTTTCTATCGTCTCTTTCGACAAATCACTGACTGAATTTGTCACCAGCGACATCGCCTTTCCACCGATTGCAGCCATTGCACCAAATCCAAGACCACCGGTGAGAGTGGTTTTCAGATTATTCGCATATCCCTGGCATGATTTCATAATGGATGAAAAGTTTTTGTCCTGCGCTGATAATATTGCTTTTACACTATACGACTCTGCCATCCTCTCACTCCTCTCTATCCAGCAGTTTGGTTATTCCAGCAAATCTGGATGGTTTCCTTCGATTCTTCATCTTTCTCAGTTCTTTATCAAAATCAAAGAACTGCCGGAATCTCTTGTAAACTGGTTTGGTCTTGCCTTTACCGGCTTTCTTTTCTGCCTTTACCGCAAAATTCAAAAATGCCTGACGATGTTCATGTAAACTCTCGTCAAGCATCCGAAGCTCTAAAGCCTCCATCATAAGTTCATATTCTGCCAATGTCAGCTGATCCACCTGTTTAAATGACGTGAAGCCAAAATACCGAAAGCAATTCCTTGCTACGGTTTTATATAGGTCTTCTTCTACAGCTCCTGAGCCTTCTTCTTCGCCATCTGTTCCTCGTACTCTTTCAAGATCTCTTTCACTGCTTTCTTGGTAGCATTTGCTTTCGATAAAAAATCTTTTGTTTTCTCCATGAGTTCATCGATGTCTACCTCTTCCGAATCAATGTAAGAATCTAACATTGCCTTTGTTACTCTTGGATTCTCTCCCTTATTTGCCAAATCTAACAGATCTACCAGCGCGTTCGGTTCCTGGTCAACCACAACACTAGCGATCAGATACCTTGCTCCTATTTCTTTTGTGGTTCCCGGCATTCCCTGAACCGGAACTACGGTAAGCTTATTTGCTTCTCTTAAGAATCCCATCCCGAATTTAAACTGATATACTGTTCCGTTGATTGTAAGTTCCATCATATTGTTTTATCTCCCTTCTGTGCGATGTCGCACATCAAAAAAGAGGACGAATCTTCTCGTTCTCTTAAGCTCCTGTCTTCTGAGTGTCTGCAAATACATATGCTGCTACTTCCTGCTGTTCTGCAGTAACCGTTGCATAGCCATCTACGCCTTTTCCTTCCAGTCCAAATGTCAGCGATAACTCAACATTATCCTCTGCATTGGATGTCTTATCAATTTCCGTAAGATATCCCTGGAAGTATTTTGCTTTAAACTTATTGCTCGAACTTGCCTGTGGCTCTGCCAGATTTACTTCCCAGATTTCCATCTTTTCATCATCATCAAGTGCTGCTTCAAGTTCATCAATGAATTTATCTCCTTTTTTCAAAAGGCTTGATGCTGTGATTTCTCCTTCTGCTGCCCCCGGTGTACGTACTGTGCCATCTTTTGTCACTGTCGAATCAGCATCCTTCGACTTTGTACGTTCATTCTCTGTCGTAAACGCAAGTGCTGTTGCATCATGATCTTTCTCCGTACTCAGGATGCGGTACAGATATACGATCTTTTTGCCTGCTACTGCTTCTGCGAATAACTGCAGTCCAAATAACTTTCTGTTCTTCACTATTGTCATCTCCTAACTAAATTTATATCCCACTTCCAAAATTCCCATAAGAAGCGGCTGTTTCGTTGTATTATCCGGCAGGATCCCTTGTGTCGGTCTCTGCATATTCCAGGCATAGTGCGCTGTATGTTCGATAGACCTGCAGATCTTTTTGATATCTGCTAAGATACCAGATACCGTTCCTCTCTGCCGTATATTATCATGCCAGACTTTCAACGTCAGATTAGTCTCGCCGATAATCTCGTTTTTTGTAGCCTGATCACTCTCGGAGCAATCCGCCAGGTAAACAAAAGGATACGGCGTGTCCTCAGGCGGTAAATCCGTGTCATACACACCAACTCCCGTATCCTTATATTTTTCTTTCAATGCCATCAAAACGGCGCTAAACAATTCCTGCTGTGGATCCATCTTATCACCTCACAAGTTTTCCCAAATCCGACTTAAATTTACCCTTCTGCTCGTCAAATGCCGGACGTATATGTGGCTTTCCTTTCATGAATCTTGTTCCGTATTCCTGATAACCAGCATATTCTGCTGTTGATTCAACCTCTGTAGTCATGCCACCATCTGTAATTTCCAACATAATTGACTTTTGTAAATGATGGGTGAGCACAGGAGCTTCTTTCATAGCTTTTTTCTGCATTTCAGCTCCATTTTTCTTTACTACTGTTTTAACAGCAGACAGATCCATGTTCTTAGTCAGTTTAGCCTCCAACTTTTCAAAGCCTATCAGCTTTACTCCCATCACACCACCTCCGACACAACATATACCTGCTTCGTCCGGAGCTTCCTGCTGAAATCTACACCGTATGTTTTATTCCCTACGCGAATCCTGTCAAATAGCCGGTCGTAATGATTCTGCAGGTGAATGGTAAGGCTGCCTTCCTTAATTCCGGAATAGACAAGCATCATCGTATTCGTACCGGTATCCATGACTGAGGCAGACTTCATATCTTCCGATATCGCATCTTCTCCATAATTACCGGTAGCCGGATCATACTCTCCAGGGGTGAGTTTCTGGAAGTATATTGGTGTGTCATATCTCATAGGAATCTCACCTTACCTTTCTTTGATTCTTTCTGATCATCCAGATATGCCCGGATATCATCCATGTATCCCGCAAAATCATTTTCCGACCAGGAAAGGCTTTCCCCCTCAACACTGTGAGAGGAAAGTCCTTCTGAACCGATTCTGTTGAATCGTATGATTGACACATCCAGGATGATATAATTCATCTCTTCCGGAGGCTCCAATCCCCCGAGAAGAAAGCGCAGTCTTTGTTTGGTGGCCTTTAAAATCAGCAGTAATTTATTTTCTAAGGCTCCGTCTATTTCTTCCGGCAGTCCCAACAAGGCTTTCAGATCTTCAATCATACGATCCTCCTATTCTGCCGGCTCTTTATTTTCGGGTACTTTATTCTCAGGTTTCTTCTTCCCGGCTTTTGATGTTTTTTCTGCAGTATCTGCACCAGCTGTATTGTCCGGATCTTCTTCCACAAGTTCAATCAGTGGAGTGTGCTGCTTATTGTCGCTACCTGCCAGCTCCTGGATTCTTTCTTCGCTGACATCTACTCCCTCACGAGGGAATATATCACCCTCGTTATAGGAATGATCGTTGTCGTGAAGATCGATAAAATGTTTGATTACCTTATACATGCTTCCTTACCTCCTATGCTCCCGGGTTGACAGTTACAGCTACATCACCAGAACGAACAGCTTTGTAGTTCTGATCACATTCAACCAAGGTGATGTGGTGAGTTGCTGTCGATGCAATCTCTGATTCACCATCCCACTTAGACCAGTTCTTAACATCCATGCCGTAAGTTACTGAAGTTGCGGCTGCAGTATCTTTGTATTTCCAGCAGTTTCTTGGTGACAGCAGCTGCTCTTTCACTGTCAGCTTTGTATCCCCTGCTTCTGATCCAGCCTCTGACGTTACGCTTAATGTTCCTAAGGTCTGTGTATCAGATTCGCCTACAGAAATGTATGCGATTGCATCTAAATATTCACAGAACAGACGTAAGCCCATGATTGCGAAATTATCAGAAATCATACGGCTGTATGTTCCCTCTGTATGGAACCCAATGAATCCTGTCTCTGAATCCGTTGTGAACGGAAGTCCTGCTTTTGCGAATTCTGAATCTCCCGGATCAACATAATATGCGATCATGTTGTTGAGCGGTGTTGCAATTACAACATTCTGCGGAACCTCAGATGTAACAAATACAACATCCGCTCCGAGGAAATTTGTCAGATACTTGAAGCCGAATGCAGTCTGCAGTGTAATATCTGCTGCACCGAGATACTTGTACACATCCAGAGTGTTTACCCAAACAGCTACTCCGGTTGCCGTTCTCTTCATCTTCTGGAACTTAGCCACAACCTTTCCGATCGCCATTGCAACAGCCATCTGCCAAGTTGTTTCGCGTCCTGTAAGAGATCCGGCTTTTAACTGTGCGTAGAATTTATCAGTCACTACATTCTGCAGATCGGACTTGAACTCATCATCCGTATCCTGTACTGCCGCCTCATAACCTTTTTCCGAAATGGCTTCAAGAGATACGCCTTTACGATATTTTTCAATCTTGATCGTATCAAAAGGCTTTTCTTCTACTGTGTATCTGGACATCGGAATTTCTTCGCCTTCTCCAACATCTCCTGACTGCAGTTCACCTTTTACCGTTTTGGTCTTTAATACCGAATTGTTTTCCTTCCTGATCATTCTGGTAATTCCCAAAATATCTAACAGTGCCTGCAGGTTCTTGCCAAATGATGTAACAAAGTCAATCTCTCTGGCTTTTACCTGGACCTGCACTTCTCCTGTCAGGTTATTCGGTGCTGCAAATACCTGCAGACCTAATCTTCTAATATCATGCATGTTTCATACTTCCTTTCTTACTGAAATAATGTGATGTTCTCAGCGATCAGTTTCTGTCTTTCCGACGGATTCTTCACTGCTAAGATCTGTTCTTTTGTCATCGATGGCTTATCTCCACCATTACCGGCTTTTGGAGGTTTTCCCTTTAAGGCATCTTTCACTGCTTTCTGGACAGCTTCTTTGTACATAGTAGAAAAGGCTTCCACTGCTGCCTTGGTTCCATCTGCATCTTCTGCCACAAGATTCATAACCAGTTCATCTGGAATGTTGATATCCTCATCTGCCAGCATCTTGCGAGCTTCTTTCGCCATGTCCGATCTGGCATTCTGGCGCTGCATTTCTTTTAGAGCATCCTCCGCTTTCTTCGCCCTGTAGTTTGCTTTTTCCTCGTTGGTCATCTGAGCAAGCTTTTCTGCTTCTGATACCTTATCATCCGTCAGTGTCTTCCATTTGGTCTGTGCATTTGTCACAGCCGTATTAACAGCCTTCTGGACACGCCGGTCGAACTCAGACTGATTGCCTTCCAACTTCAGGAAATCATCAAATGACATTGTTGTGTTGCTGTTACTTCCAGGATCTCCTCCAGTTCCAGCACCGTCTCCTTCTCCGGATCCACCGCCGTCTCCTCCAGGCTCTGTAAATAACTGCAGGTTACTCATTGGAATTCTCCAGTGATTATTCATGTGTTTCATCTTATCTATCCTTTCCGCCCCGCCCCATTCATCTAAGCCCAGGTCGTTGCATCTTGAATTTGTAGTTTAACGACATCCCGGTCACATCAGTTACATGATCCGGATATACTCCGGAAACTCATCGGCAATCATACAGATGCCAATGAAAAAGGAATCCACCAGAGTTTTTGACTTCTCCGATAGATTCCCATACTTTATATCCACCCTTCCGGGAGATATCTCATATTCAATTTTATCGTCTGTCAGGTCCTTTATGGACTTGATCAGTGTCTGCGTCAATGCCGTTATCCCAGCGCATACAATATCCGATCCATGCACTGCATAATCGGCATGTCCGGATACCTTTATTTCATCCTTTCGGACGGTTACTTCAATCAAATTACATCTATCCTTTCTGAGAAAAATGAGTATAAAAATACCACCAATCATTATGATCAGTGGCTTTTCTAAATAAATGGTATCATATCTTTTACATCTTTCAATGTTTTCTTGGCTTTCTCAATCAATGAATTTTCAAATAAATACTCTATTCCCTTTGGGGTGATAATAGCTTCTTGCAAATCACCAAAAATTACTCCGTCTTTTGTGGGATCAACCCTAATCCCTTTAATATACTCTTCGTTAATCAAGCTTAAAAGAATGTATATCCAATAATTTTCTGGGATATTGTACGTCGATGCAACTAAATACTCAACTTCTGGTTTTTCGCCCTTTTTCAGGGAATCGTAAAGGTACTTTAAAACTCGGTATACAATCACAAAATAATCATTTTGAGCCATTTATCTCACTTCCTTACTCTTGAAGTAATTTACACTTATTCTACAAACTCTGGCAATTCTTTTTTCAGCTTTAATGATTTTTTAATATCTCTCACATATGCTTTATATGAGCCTTCTCCGTATTCCAGCTCCATATATCCATCAGGAGTACGACCGAACATTTTGTAGTAATCGTCATATAGCTTTTCCAACTCTTGTGTCATTTTTCCATACCACATTACTTAACACCAAGCAACTATATCTTCTTTCGGGAAAGTGTTCTTTTCACAATATTCTTCCAGACGTCTCAAAGCATGTGTTGCATAGCTTGCACTGTATCCATCCGCTTTTTCTTCAATATCTCTTTCCCTTGTTGTTTTTCTAAAAATAACAACACCGTATTCTTTTGAATCTTCCGGATAATATCTGTATTTTACATTCGCTTCTGTAACTTCGATCAATTCAAGTCTCAGCATCTGCCCACTTCCCTTCTACAAATTATTTTTATTTTTGAACTCCTTTAAAGCTTTTTGGTAATTATATTTTTTCTCTGCCAAACGGTGTGCTTCCTGATAACTCATATGCTTTTTATTCATCAACTCGTATTCTAACCGTTCATGCTTCAGCATTATCAAATCATGCTCTTGGATACTCTTTCCTTCCCGCAATCTTCTGAATGATTCTGCCATATCATAGTCGGGATCAAATCTTCTCTTTCCACCATATAACTCATGATCATTTATAAATACATGATCATATACCTTGTTGATGCTCTTTTCCGATATTCCTGTATTATTTGCAATGGTCTTAACTATATTGCTCTTTTTACTGCGTCTCACAGATTCATAATACTTAATAGCGTGTGCATCTCTTTTAACATATAATGGATCGTTCTTATCCGTAAGAGCTCCTTTTACAGCTCCTGAGCTTATTATATCATCTCTTCCGTTCTTTGCAACAAAGTTCTTTTTACTCCAATCCTCGAAATTCAATCCATGCTCCTGGTAGCTGTTTATCCACTCCTCATACAGTTCATCATCCATATATGCAGCAACGCTACAATGACACCCGGGATGCATTGGTGGAGCATTCTCTCCCGGCATCATATCATTTACCTTGAAATGCTTATCGTCCAGTCCTTTGCAAATCGGACATACATCGCCTTTTGTGCATGCAACATACACATACTCATCAAAGCCGTTACGGATAAAAGACTGCTTCTGAGCCTCTGTCTGCACTCTTGCAAGCTCTGTCGTCATGAGCCTCTGCGCATTATAAGCACTGACACCGAATCTCTTCTCCAGATGCTTTGCAAGTTTCTTCGGATTCTGTCCTCTGATCAGTCCTGATGCAAGTAATCCTTCCAGCTCTGCTTTGAGCATTCCCTGATACATCCAAATACGATCCGAATATGTCGCATTCTTAAATGATGCATTCACGATTGCATGAGCGTATTTCTCATTCTTGAGAACGGACTTACCAAGAATACCGGCTTGTCTCTGGAACTCTTTCAGTGTTCTGTCGGTCAGCTTCTTATCGAAATATTTCTGCATCTCATCAAATCCTGATACCATCTCAAGACCGATATTTGCCTTCAGGAGTTCCAACCGGTTCACCTTCATGGTCAGATTATAGATCCTCATCTCTTCATTTGCCCGATTGGAAAAATCTTTTGTTTCAACATATTTCTTTGCTTTCCGTTCATATGCTGCAATATCCAGCTTGCTTACTCTCTTCTTTGCCTCAGCCATTGTAATGCCTTCTTTTGCAGCATATTTAGTGTAAAATCCGTTGATCTCTTTATTGATCTCATCCATCATATTGGCATAGATTTCTTCAATATCTTTCTTGTACTGCACCTCCGAGATCTGGTTTTTCATGGCGTTTTCAGCCTCTCGTTTCTTCCAATACTCACTACTCTTCATTGCCATTTACGCCTTCTCCAAGTATTTTATTGAAAACATCAACCGGTTCCTCTCCATTTCTTTCCGCATATTCTTTTATGATGGTTATCATTTCCAATATAGAGTTTTCATTTCTTCCAAGCACCGTATACTCTGCTTTTTGATTTTCTTCCTGTTGTATTCGATCAATTTCTCCCTGCACATTGTCCACGACAGACAGTACACCAAGCTGTGTCTCCTGTGAAACAATTCCTTCGAGGTTGCCGGCGATCTGACTCTCTTCCAGTACATTCGATGGAATATTCGGTGTGAAATGGTAATGCAGTTTCACCCAGTCATCTTCTTTCATTCCAGATACTGGATTGGAAAAGATCAACTTGTACCGTCGATTCATTCCGGACGTAAACTTTCTCTCCTTCGTCTTTGCCAGATTGCTCATTCCCTGCAGCTTGTACTTCATGGCAATGCCCGAGCTTGTACCAAAGTTCTCATCTGAGATATTAGCAACCATGCTGATCTGGAATATTAATTTCTCCAGACGGTCAATCAGGTGCTCCTGCGTGGTATCTCCATCCGGCTTTTGTAAGAAATCTACAATCAGTCGATCCGCATCTTCATCAAAATTAATAATACGATTATCCCGAATATGCTCTATGTCGTCATCATCCAGCGTAGCTCCAAGTATCTTCATATAGGCATCTGCAAAATAGTCCACATCATTTGCCTTCTCGCTGATAGCTTTGTTATAAGCATCAATCATTGACATCGCCGGTTCAAAGATACATGTTCGCTCCTTGTTCTCCACATACTCTGTAGCCGGCACTCCGTCAAATCCATGTATCTTTTCTTCTTCCTCCCAGATAAGCTTTCCCTTCTGGGTGAACCAACGTACCTTCTCCGCATCGGATACACTACCGTGCAAAACGTCATTCGAATCTATGTACAGTCGAACAAAATACCGTTCTCTACACAGCACTGAATCATCATAGATCATGAAAGCATCAAATGGTGTCAGATATGTAATCCCGATATTTCCCAGTTCATCCACGTAATACATCTCGTATCCTTTGCCGTAAATGCAACAGATCTTCGACAGCTCCGCATTATTATCGTCCTGATCATTGTACTGATCCAGGAGCTCTACATATTTTTTGATATTATCTGTAGCGTCATCATCCACAGATATTTTAATTGGGTTTCCGATAAAGAATCCGTTGAATGTATCTACCGTATACTTTGCAAAGTTCACAGCAATACGATTGTCCGGTTTATAATTCGGCTTTGGCTTCTGGTGGAAAATCTGGTAGTCTGTCTCGTATGCATCTTTCAAACGTTTAAACCGAAAGGCACACTCTGCATCATGCTTTGCTATGAATTCATTCAGTTTTTTATCTGTCAGTTCTTCTTCTGACGGTAATCGAAATAACACTTTACAGTCCTCCTTTCAGGTTTCTGTTTAATTTTGGCTTAGCCTTACGTTCTTCCTCAATGGAATAACGCAACATTGCCATAGCATCATCAAAAAATGGAACTGGTTCCTCCAGATAAGTGTTGGTACGCTCATCCTTCTTCCACTTCCATTGTTGTATTTCCTTTATGGTATTCACACAGGACGGATGTATGTGAATCATGTGCTGTTTCAAATAGTCTATCTGCGCATGAACACTGTTTGTCTCCTTATTGACTCCTTTTGCCCTGTATCCAGCTTTCTGCCACATCTTGATACGGTCCGGCTCAGCTGAATCACACCACATCCTCAGTTTCTTGTTAAATCTTCCAGCGGCCAGCCTAATGATCTCCTCTGTGTCCATCTCATACACATACAATTCCTGGAACAAATACAGATCTCCATCCTTGAAGCCTACCTCGCCGATACAGTTGGCATGGTTAAATCCAAAGTCCTGTGAGTTCACAATGTAATCATAGTTCTCCGGATTCCGGTCAAATTCCTCTATGACATAATTCTTAAGGATAAGACCGGCAACCTCTCCCCATTCACCCAGACCATACACCCGATAACCTTCCGGATCTACTTCCTTACGCCGGAGCATACGTCTGTGATACGCTTCATCAATGAAACGGTTGTTCTCGTAGGTTGACTGATGCGTCAGTACATCCGGATCAACACGATCAAAGAACACTTTCTTAATCCAGTGATGTGACGACACCGGATTGAATGTTAACCGGATCTGGTAGAACAGCCCCTCCGGCAATATACCTCGAAGTCGGTCATCGATAATTTCAAAATCTGACTGTGTAATCTCTGTGGCTTCTTCTATCCAAACATCGGTAAGCTTCCCGCGCTTAAAGGTAATTGATTTAAGCTTCTCACGTTGCTTCTCGTCATTTACCCCGCGGAAGATGATCTGATTATGATTGTTCTTACATTCCAGAAGCATATTTGAAGTATTGATGTACCAATACTTCGAATAGCTTTCTCCGAACATACGAAAAATAGCACTCTGCAATTCTGCAAAAGTGCTATCTCTATTCGTTACATCAGCTTTTCGGACGCACAAAAGATTACGTCCCGGATCATTCATCAAACGAATGATATAATTCTGTGCCGAGTCCATGCTCTTTCCAGATCCGGCAGAACCTTTCATCACGATATATCGTTTTTTACTGCGATCAACCTCTTTGAAACAGGCATTTGCTTCTACCTTTATTTTCATCCGGTATCATCCTCACCATAATCGATCGTGATGTTCAGGTCCATATCCACATCTGTCTCAACTTTATCAGTGAATAGTGCGTATCTCTTACCCAGGAGCTCCGCAGCTTTCAATTTTTCCTTTTCTGACGGGGATTTTTCCATTGTTCTCGCTTCACTGCAGCCATCACCAGTTCCCTCAACTACGATTTCCTGCGCCGTGCTTTCTCCGCGAAGAACAGATGTCAGATACTCGATTACTTCCTGTGCATCTGCTGTTTTTTCGTTATGAATCTTTTCCATTTGCTCGGCTATATAATTTTTAACCTTAACATTTCTTAACAGTCTAGCCGCCGCTGCAGCTGCTACAGCATCATTCTTAACATTTGGATATGCCACTTTGTAAGCCCTAGTGGCATTTAAATCGATTAGATATTCATCTGCAAATATTTTCTGTTTTTCAGTCACTTGGGCTCACCTCCTGTTTTATAAATTCATCCCCTCAACCACTTCATTACGAGTGAAGTGCTCTACCTGTTAAACTGATAAGCTATATTTTTGCATTAGAAAAGCACCCCGGAGGGTGCCTGTTTTGCTACTCTTTTTCATTTTTGCAAATTTCTTTGGTATATTTACAAATACGCTCCTCATCTATCCCCGATAGATGAAGAGATAATTTTACTTTTAATTCATCTTTTACTTTTGCATCTTGTACTTGATCTGATAAAGAAATTGCATTTTTTATATTTTCATCTTTTGTCAACTCTATAAAAAACTCCGATATCTTCTCGTTTGCCTTATTTGACATCTTATAGAATAATGCAGAAACTGCCTCTAAAGATATTCCTGAGACAATCTCTGGCCATTCCATATTGTTGCTTTTAATTCCAAGAACAACTCCAATTACAATAAGCGCAAATCCAGCAATGCTTCCCCAAAAGCTTAACCTAAAAGCCCACTTTGACTGTCCTAATCTTTGCTGATGATAATCATTTTTTGTTTCACTCGTAGTCCATCCTATTCCAGATTTTACCTTAAACTCACCCATTTGATTAGATTTAAGTATGGAATTGCTTATTGTATGAGTGGATGCCTCTAAGCTCTTCCCTGTATGCTCATTTATCTTTTCCATCCAGCACCTACTCTTTCATCAAGCCAGACGACATAGCATTTACAAATACTGTATGCCCACAATTATTGCACGTAACAGGGATTACTGGTAATATTGATGAACTACCACCTACAATTATATTTCCATCATTAAATTCTCTTAATTCGAACACTTTGTCTGCTATAGTCCATGCTCTGTTTCCACAATATGGGCAACTTTGATTTGTCCATTTTTTATTTATGTGATTTATAATATCTTGTCCGTTTAACTTGCTCATGATTATCCCCACCATTTTATTCTTAATCATTAAAATATTTATATTATAATTCTTTTTGCCTTATTATGCAACACAAAAGACACCTGGCGTCATCAGGTGTCCTCTCTTGGTTGTGTTAGGTTGGGGGAAAATAATCAAATGACTATCACATGTCTTTTCATCATGTCCAGTATAATAATAACATAGTAAAAATATGAATGTTATGAATGTTTCAAAATATCTTTAATAACCTTCGACACCATAGACTGTGTGTATCCAACACTCTCCCCAACTCCTTTCTGCGTCATCCCATCCAAGAATACCATTTCAAAGATATCCTTTGCCGTTCCATCAGGCATTGCGGCTATATACTTCTCTACTTCCTCGTTCTCCCGGATCAGCTGATCTTTTCTCTTCTCCTTTTCACAGATCCGCATCTTCAATGCAGTTGCCGCCTTCGGCTCCTCTACCCTCACCTGCACATGCTCTTCGATGTAAGGGAAATCATCCGAACTCTTTGTAACCTTTCCTGATACCACCGGTACTGCATCCAGTCTTTCCTGAAGCTTGGCAATGATTCCATCCAGATTCTCAATATCCCGTTTATTTTTCTTGTATTTACTTAACTGCTCTCTGTTCATTATGCTCCTGCCTTACTCTTTCCTGAATCCCTTTGATCAGCACTTCTCCATCCATATCACTGTACATCTCAATGCCTTTGCGAAAAAACAGCTCGCATTCGATTTTAGTATGAATTGCATTCGTGTCCTTTGGATGTCGCCTTAACCTGATCAATGCCCGCCGGTAATCATCTGCAGCCTTTTTTACAACTGCTGCTTTCAGGTTTTCATAGCACTCGATATATTCACTCATCGCCGGTCACCTCTTTTATGTCTACTCCCATCTTCCGCAAGTAATCCTCCACCGAATAACTCTGATAAGCTGGTGGTGTATGAAATCTCTCACTTGCTTTCGCATCATGACTTTCTTCCAACTCCTTATAGTGTTGCTGGCTATCCAGCTTTACCTGTCTTCTGTCTCTTCCTCTGTTCAATCATTTCTCAGCTCCTTCGTCGTTTTATTCATTACGCAGCCAATCAAGTAATTCTCCTATACATTCGTCACAAAGATCATAGCTTTCATCTCTTAGGCCCATACCTGTGATTGTAGTAATTCCAGAAAGCACGCTGCCTTCAACACTACCTCTTGTTTGATATCTCTCATTCTTTTCATACGTCTTCCCACATCTATCACACTGTATTACTCTACTCAACTTTTCCCTCTGCTCCTTTCTCTCCAAATCCTTGACATATATCATTTCCAATTGTTCATCTGCACTTGCTCCTACAATGCATAAGCTCCAAGCAACAAAGAGCGTGCAGGCGATAATGATGAATATTATTATCTTCATTGTTCCTCCTTGTATGGTTCCGGCAATGGCATCCATGCATTGACAAATATTCCATAGCTTGAATATGATTTTTCATCATCTCCCGGATAGAATGTACCGCCTTCATCATTTTCTTCATACCTTGCAATATCCGGCATTGTTGCATTCTCGAACGATACCAATATATAACTTTCATCCTCAGGCAAACGCTCACTAATTGGAATCCATCTGTCTTTCTCTTCCCTGTCCTCATACATCGCCAGTCTATCCACCAGCTCCTGTTTCTTATTCGGGGACCAGTACCCTCGCTTTATACCGTTCTCTCTTTTATGTGTTAATCTCTCCATGATCTATTCCTCCACATCCTTCATTTTCATCCGCGCACCTTTCTCATACTTCGTGCATTCCTCTACCTTACATCCACGACTGTGGTTCATAAGTCCGGCATAATCACAACTATTCACCGTCGGCCGGTTGCTCCTGAACTTACAAGTCTTACACAGGTGCCGGTCTGAATTGTCTACCGGTTCTTTTTCCTTCTTCCGGAATCTCGCTGCATGATACCCGACTGTTCCGAACGGGATACCGGTCTGATCAGCGATCTCACGATTGGTATACCCTTCCTCTACCAGTTTCCGGATCTTCTCTTTCTTATCTTCGATATTGTCCGCCGGAAGATCTATCGTTTCTTCTTCCATCCTTTCCTCCGGCTCCGTTGAGGGGGGGGTAATACCTTCCTGTGTTTCATGCACTGCCCGAATGATTTCTTCCGGATCTGCCTGATCAGCTTCTGTCATCCCCTGCACAGCCTGTTCAAAATCCGGATTTATGACTGCCGGCACATCTACCAGAAAATCAAGATCTTTAAAAAGTTCCTCAAACGGAAATGTATCGTATCCTGATTTTCCATTTTTCCCAACTGAAGCTCTGTCAAGTACGATGACCTCTTTTCCCTTCCGGTAATAATCTATTGCTTTTTCAAAGTCAATTCCTGTAAACATTTATTTCGCCCCTTTCTGCAGATTCTTCAGGAATTCCACCAAATGAGCCTCACTGTCTTCGGTATGCACATACTGTTGATCAAACGTCTTTTCTCTTCCGTAGTACTTTTTATTCTTTTCCAGCAAATGAAAATAATGACTATCCTCTAACTCACCAGAATTCCAATAATACTTTCTCTTTGGATATTCGGCTACTATCAATCTACTGCCATCCTCGAAATCATATTTGTAATAATTCACATCAATGCGATCATCGTGATACCACAATCCCCAGTCTTTGTAATTTCTGAGCCATTCCTTCCGTTGATCATTATTCTTGAGTTTTGGAAGTTCTGGCTGTTTCGGTTCTTCTGGTGGATTCATCACTGTATCCAGATCGTGAATATATCCGGCCAATGCCGCAACTAATATCTTCTGTTTCCGGAGCCTGATATCATTTTGACCGAATTCTTTCTCAGCCATCTTCAGATATGTCTGAGCTTTCTGATTTTCTTCCCTGGCAATATCGATATCGGTTTTCTCAGATACTTCTTCGTACAACTCCGGCTCTGGCTCTACCTCTTTCTCCACAGGATCTGATGGAATCCTCTCTTCAACTTCCAGCGTTTTCTCTTCCGGAACTTCCACCTTCTCCTGTTTGTGCAAGTTCTTATAATGATTCCAACACTTCGCACATTCTTTCTGTCCTTCATGCTGATCTTCACGAGATGTCCCCCAGTTCTGCCTTGGACAAGTACCTTGATCTGGCGGACAATCCATATTCACATTCTCAACTGACGGTTGCTGTTTATCCTGTGCGACGTCGCACGCATCATCAAGCCATCCGCACCTGCTATTGCAATTCTGATTACATTCCAAACAACAGCTATAGTTCTCTGAACAATATGCAGCTGCTCCACATATTCCACTTCTACTTTTTCCGGTGATACATTTTTCAGGGCCATGTTCCTCTTCTGGCAGAATCTCCGGATAGTCCTCCAGGCACATCTGCCCTGACACTTGCTCCGGAATCTGTTCTTCAATTTCTTCCGGTTCAAGATTTGGTGTACGTATCCTACGAATTTCTCTTGCCGTCATATCTGGCTTTACTTCTTCCATCTGCTTATCATCCAGATACAACATTTCCTGCAGCTGACTTTTCCCAAAGCTTATATATTCTTCTGACAGTATCGGTGTATTACCATTCTTGGAGAACCTGTCGTTCATTGCCATCCATCTGGATGCTGTTGATCTTTTGATACCGTAATTATCTTCTGCAAATTCCCATATTGATTTATATCCATCTTCCAGAAATAAGCTTTTATCTCTGATCAGCTTCAGGTAGAATCCTATTGCCACAAAATCTCTCGACATGTTCTGCAGCTTCTCCTTGATGATATCTTTCGTTTCTGTATAATTAAGTTTTTCGTACCACCTAATTTCCTCCATCTTTCTTTTCCCTTTCCCACATATCGTGCAAAGTCTGTACACGGATTGCTATCCATAACACCAGATCAATCACATCGCACTGTCTTCCATATTTCTCAATCACAGCATCCTTTGCTTCGTTGAACTGCCTCATGTCATGTGATTTTGTGTAATCTCTGTATAACTTCCAACAATCGTTGTACATTGCTGTGACTCGCTTATCATATTCTTCCATATTCCACTCCTTTGTTACCGAATGTTACCGTTTTGAGTGCTCGTTACCAAAACACGGAAACCGTTATAAGCCTTGAAAACACTGTGTTTTCTGGACTTTTCGCCGTTCGGTTACCAAGTTACCACACATTTTCCCATGTAGGAGAACTTATTTTTCTCACTTTCACATATTTTTATCTTACCTATAAGGGTAAAAATTGACTGGTAACTTGGGTAACGGGTAACTTTATTTGAATGGCAACTCCTCCTGCTCATACATTTCCATCGTCTCTACTGACTCAAATCCATCCTCATCCAGATTCTCATTCAGCTTCAGGAACACGCATCTTACAGGATTCCCGCCTACCTTTTTCACCTTTGTCATTCGTCCGCCCTGTGTTTCAATCAGACCTTTCCGGTCCGCCCATGACAGGAATGCTTTGTCAGAAAATCCACCATTTTTACACAGATCCTTGAATGCCTGATTGTAAATAATAGCTCTTCCTTCTTCCAGAATTCCCCACTGCTCAACTTTGTTTTCCGCATCAAATTTCTGCTCATTCATTGCAATCTTATCTTTCAAATACCGGTAGCAGCGTTCATTATCACTAAGATCGTTCCTGTTGATCAGAACGGTTTTTGCCTGCTTGATCGTGATATATTCTCCGTCCCGGAACAAATAATCCGTTGCTACTTTATCTGCAGTAAGAAGGATTGCCAACGACAAGCTCTGCTTCTGCATTGCCTCATCATCCTTAAGCTCTTTCTGAAATTCTTTCTGCATCCGCTGCAGTTCTTCCTTGCCAATGCTTTTCAATGCTTCTATGTAGCGTTTTCCTGCCAAACCATAATTTTTCTTTACAAGCTCTGCAGTCTCTTGTGGATCTTCATAAACATTATCCTTGCATTCAACTTCCAGAATACGGTTAATTGCACCGCCCTGGGATACATATGAATTCAGTGGACGTTCTCCATTGGTCAGGATACAATTCCGCCACCGGTTCTCCCGGTTAATACCAAGTTCTTTGTTTGATCGGCTCTTTCCTTTTCCGGAACACATGTCGTATACCATGCCTTCAAAATTATCCCGAATCCGGCTACTGGTTTTACTGGTATCATCCAGGATCATTGGCAGATGGTTTAGCATATCTGCCTTTGCTTCCAGTGCTACTTCCGTTGTTTTAAAATCTCCGATATACGCTGATTCATCAGGATTTGCCCAGATTGATGCAACAACCATAAGTGATACTGTTTTACCGCCTTCGGTTTCGCCCCAGAGATCTACAATAAACGGCAATCCGCCCAGGAGACTGACTAAGACGCTTGCAAAAGATGCAGCCATCATGAATTTTATTTCTAACCGCCCGGACTTCCGGAGCTTCTGCATATGGCTCTGCCAGATTTCCCAGTTTCCACGCTCTGATACACTGTCATAGGTCTGACGGAACCGCTGATCTCCATCAAACACAATCTCTGTGTCATAAGGAATAAAATCATTCTGGATCCAACCAAGCTTACTGGTGGAGTATTGAACCTTGATATGGCTGTCGTTCATATTCTCCACATCTGACAGAAAACGTACCAATAGCTTTGCATTTTCCGATGTAACAGAAATGCCTCTTCCTGAAAGAGCTACGATCTTGCTGGCAGATGTCACCATTGTTTTAGGGACAATAATCTCATCCCATCGTCCATTTCGCTTATATGCGATTTTAATCTGCTCTTCGCCAGTCTCTAAATTCTTCATACGCTCCACTGGTAATATTGGATGATAACAGGCAACTGCATCTACCTGACTGTCATTTTGGGCATATACTCCATCTTCTCCAGCAATCCATGCTCCGCAGAACATGTTATTGTATGGTCCTTCAAAATTCGTCCACTTATCCAACATAGCTATCGGCTTCTTACGCTCCCGCTGCTTTGCCTCCCGGTCCACCTTTTTATAAGCTTTTAACAACTCTTCGAACTTCTTCTTTACTCCAAGCTCTGCAGCACGATCTGTAAGCGAAAGGATCATTCGAGCCTTCATTATCTCGTCTTCCTGATCGAATATCTCTAAAAAGATATCCTCTGCCAATATGCTTTTACTATCCAGCCTTGCTAAAGGCTCCATATGATCACCTTCTCTCTTCTAATATTTCCGCATGATATAATTCAAGCTGCAGTGCATTGTAACAATCACACCACGCATCCGATAATGGCTCTGACCGGTCAAGAAACTTCCGGTATATTGCTATCAGATCATTATTTAGCTTTCGTTTTTGCCGGAATCTTTCTTCCTGCTTTTCCCGCATCAGCTTCTCTTTCTTTGCATGATACACGGCCAGGGATGACTTGAAAGATGGATCGTATCCCCCGCCTAGCATCCGGAAAGCTTCCTTAAATGAAATACCATAAAACATCTCAGCAAAAGTAAAGATATCTCCATTTGCTCCACACCCGAAGCAGTTAAAGTCTTTATCATAGATCTTCATGGAAGCTTCCCGATCGCCTTTGTGAAACGGACACTGAATAAAGCCTGACCGGTTCGGCTGTGGAAGTCCACATTTATTTAAAATGTCCCGCATACTGTATGTTTGTTTAATCTCCTCACTGGTCATCTGGGGTCACCGCCCCCCCCCCTGAGAGGATCCGCATTATTTCTTTGCCGGTATCTTTTTTCTCACAGAATTCAAATCGGACATTGTATCGATCACGAATGGTACACAAGGATTTGTACAGCTGATTCCCATCAACCGCCTTAGCTGATACCACATACTTCTCTCGCTTACCATTCACCATGCGCCACCGGACTTCATGCTTCCTGGGATTCTCCCAGAACCACACATCTTCCAGACTCTTGATATCTGGACCATGCTCCACCAAAATCACAAGCTGTATCCCTGCATTGATTGCCTTCAGAAGCTCTCTCTTGAATCGTTCATGCTGCTGGCAGACATTTCCGCATAATTCCTGCAGATTCTGCTTCCGATCGATGATGAGCCTGGGGTTATCCAGACTCATATAATCGCCGACTAATAACTTACTCGAGAAATGCTTTACGTCGTTATCATCAAATGTCTTAATGATTTTACGAATAGCTCGCTGCTTTTCTCTTGTATCAATTTGTATATCCACTTACATCACTCCTAGTTAAATGGCAGCTCCTCATCAATGCCATCCGGAATATTCATAAATCCATCCCCTGCAGGTGTAGATCCCTGCGGATACCCATTGATGTGATTCTTGTATGCTCTTGTCTCGTTCATATCTGGCACTGCAGCATCAGCAACCTTGTCTACGCTTACAAACCAACGAAGCACCCTCTTCTCCATCTCTCTGCCATCATAGTAGTCCATCTGGGGACCATACACGCCGCCAACCAGTTTTCCCTTGAACTGCTGACCGAAATTATCTCCCCACTGCGTTGCGAATCCCTTGTTGGAATGTTCCACGCAAGTCAAAAATGTCTTAAATGAACGGCTACAATCTCCATTCTCATCTTCTGTCAGAATGTATTGCGTTGCCTGGTTCGACCATTTCTTGTCTGGGCGAATGTCATTCTTGAACGATTCTGCAAAATATCCCGCCTGCTTATCTCCTGGAGCGAAATCAAAGAACACAACAATCATCGGTTTGTTAGTCTTTGACCTCCGTTCCTCAACCTGTTTAATTACCAGTGTATGCCCTCCAAGCTCAACGGGAGTAAATTCTCCCTGAGCCTGTGTATTTTCATAATTGTTTGGCTTTTTCATTTTAATAGTCCTCCAATGCTTTCATTACTTCTACAATATCGTTGTCAATCTCCATCTGATCAAATGCTCCCATTGGAGATTTTGCCGTACTATTGTTTGCCTGAGTTTCAAATTTGTATGCTCCATCTACACACTTGCTAAGCAGTACTGTAGTGAACTTACTTTCCAGACAGATCTTGTCCAGCTTCTTACCAGAAGTTTTGATTCTGGTGAACATATAACCGGCTTCATCGTGATCTGTCTGTGTATGTGCCGTAAAAATAATCGTCAGATCATCCCTGTATGTATACGCTTCACATACCAGATCCCACACACACGCTGCAAGATCCACCCATTTGTCATAACCTTTTTCCTTACTCCGGCGCATCTCATCAGCTACCATCAGTCCGTTGACTGTATCAACTACAATCACTTTGACTCCAGGGCAAGCTTCTGCAATTCGTTTAATATACTGACGGACAATATTTGCATCGTCGCATGCCAGATAGTTTTTGTTCTCTTTGTTATACTGTTTTCTCCATCCCTTCCAAGAAAGTCCCTTCTTGTCAGCGTCGATATAGTATGTTGACTTTGGATCTAAATTTCTCATAGATGTTGTTTTGCCGGATCCTGATTCTCCCATAATACAAATAACTTTGCTCATCTTCCTCTTCCTCCTGCTTCTGAGTAATGGAATAACTCATCTTCCCAATACCGTATTTTTTAAATGTATTAATGATTTCACCAGCTTCCGTCAGTTCAGGTACCCTGAAAGCTGCTGTTTCTTCTAAATCAATTCCGTAATCTGATGTATATTTCTGCGTTACTCTTACTTCCCACATATCCATATCTCCTATCGAATTCTTAATCCTTCGCTCTGCTCCAAATGCGCAAAATCTGCCGGGTTATCTTTAAGCCACTTCTTGAGTGAAGCCTTGTCCAGCTTCGGATCCTGCTTAATCCAGTACTCTTCTGGAATCTTATCTTCCTGATCAACTACAACTGATGCCGGATTCTTCTGAATATTAAATCCGAATAAGGCCGTCTTAAATTTTCTCTTTCCGGTATCGATCATTGCCTTCTCAAGATATTTTTTTACTCTATCAGCATTGTTGGAGATCACGTCTTTTCTCGCTTTTAAACGCTCAATTTCTTCGTTGATCACACTTGTCACACCATTCAGTTCACGGATCAGCTTTGCACAGTTATCCGCCTTTGCTTCGATTTCTCCATCCACACCTTCTAATGTGTCCTGCAGCACCTCTGGATCAACGGAGTCATCCTCCATCATCTCCAAAAGCTGTCTATATTCCTCTGTTAATTCATATAATGTTGCCATATCTCTACCTCCGACTATTCTTTGTCATACACCACTTGCTCTGCAGCCTTTACGATCAAAAGACTTGCAATCTGCTTAAGTGATAAAGTTGATTCATTATAAATCTCTACCAGTGCGTTATATGCTTCCGGTGTTACTTTAACCACCATCTGATCATCTACCGGCTGTTTCCTTCTGGCCGGAATATGTATCTTTCCATCACTCATGACTGTTCTCCTTCTGCAATACAGGGAAGTCTTTTAACATCTTCTCCATCCACTGCTCTGAATCCCGATTGCCAAATCCGATAATATCTTCTCCTAGAACTAACCCGAAGATCACATCGCCGGCAATCATACAACCATGCTCTTCGATTCCATAAAATACAGAAGCCACTGCATTGCAAGAAAGTCCTTTGATTAACCCTTCCTCATCAACCAGCATAATCACCGGAGCTTTAAAGTAATCCCACATCTTTCTTGTCTTCACAGTCTCGAAATATCCGTCGACTGCCTGCTGGATAGATCTGAAATCCTTAAAATCTACATCGACGATAGAGATCTTATTATCCGTTGTAATTTTCAGCGTCTTCATCTTTTCTCCTCCGCCTGTTTAATGGCTTCCTTTGTAATACTTACCAGAACTTCCTTTGCCAGTTCTTCTGGCATATGTCCGCGAAGTGATCTATACATTGCCGCTGTAACTCCTTTATATTCCTTTATCAGTTCTGCTCCTGATCCAAGTAGTTCTACCTGGCATCCCGTTATTCCGCTACAAACGGACTGTGATGTTGCTTTAATCATTTGACTAATTCCCTTTCTTCTCATATAATATAGTTGACTAATTTTCTGAGCGCCCAAAGCTTGCCGGCTTATACGGGTGCTCTTCTTATTTCCACGTCAGATCAAATATCTGTCTTAACTGATCCGGCGTATAGATTTTTGCTGATGGCACCGTCACACAGCTGATCAGGTAATTTCTCCGCACCTCTACGGTGTTTGACTCCTTACTGATCGCATCTAAGTACTCCTGGATTCTTTCCAGTTCTTTCCGGAATTCATGATCATCCATCAACCTTGGTATCTCTTGCAATGTCCTCACCTCCTTCACCTTACAAGCAACCAGATAAATAACATTGCATCAAATGCAAGTCCGATTGCGGCGCCGATCAGAAACTCAAATATTGTTTCCCTGATGATTCTCTGCCATTTTGTTCTTGGTCCTCTTCTTTTCATGCTTGTCCTCCCTTCTACCGCCTAAGCGGTTTTCTACTTCTGGTATCCTAAATATCCAACAGAATTCCCGTTTAACTCATTCACGGCTTCATCCTTATCTTTTTCCGCCATAGTATCCATATCTCTTTCAGAAATAAGACTTCCATCTTCTTTTCGTATAAGTCTTAAAATAAATATATGTTTCAAACTGCATCACCTCTTTATAGGTTATGTGGAATGGTTTGTACTTGTTGCGGTTCTCTGGTATAATTTTCCTATCAAATGACGAAAGGAAATAAATATGGATTATTCAAAAATCACACTTATTTTTCGAGAACGTGTCAAACTCTTTACAATGCGTTTTATTCACCCTGTTTCTGCTAAATTCATTGGACAAGATTGTTATAACTTAAGTCATGTGTATAAGTTCATCTATTCCCCTTACGAATTTACAGACACATTAAAGAACGAGCACCCGCAACCTTGTGTCTATTACCTTACTGACAATTACCGGCGTTACCGTACATGGAAACGGAAACAATTTTACGATACTAAGGTCTGGCAATTATTTATTTCTATTGTCGCTGCTGTTATCGCTTCTTTAATTACGAACTCTTTACTTAAGTAGTAGTATCGCTATGATTCCAAGTAACACTGCAATAATTATCCGATAGCACAAGACCGTTCTATCAAAATAACGATATAGCTCTGCCAGTTCCGGTTGGATTCCATGAAAATCAAACCACTTGCGTTCATCTTCACTCTTCATTTACTCACTTCCTTCTTCTGAACCTGTTTCATCTGTTGCAAATAAGTAAGCATTACGCAGCCTGTTCAATCACCGGAACATATCCATGCTTCTTTAATTCCTCATATAAGAAAAGTCTGCCTTTCTGTGTCCATTCGGTCTGCATTGCGACATCTGCTCTGCCATCAGTTCTTGTAATATCAATGGTCCGGCTATGTACATATCCACCATTCTGATATTTTGAGTACAGCACCCACTGCCCGCCAACCTTATACTGAATCTTCAACTCCTTAAGAATCTTGTTCAGTTTTCTCCCGCTCATTCCATAGTCTTTTGCGATCTGCGTAATAGTTACCAACGACTTTGACTGTAGAATCATATCCACATAATTGGCTTTGGGTTGCAGTTCTGTGATAATCTGCTGTTGCTCAACTACCTGCTCACCAAGGAATTTACATCTGCCTTTCAAGGACTCGATCGAATGGTTCGCCATCTTTAATGCTCTTGCCATAATCTGCTCCGGCGTGTTCCAGGCTTTCTCAAGATCTATGAAATACTGGCGAATCTGTTTTCCTTCCGGTGATCTCTGGATCATACAAATCTGTTTTGCCATGTCAATAGAAAGTTCATATTCTGTTGATGGTCGTCCACCAGTACTTTTAGACATTTTTGTCCAAAAGTCTTTCGACTCTTCAAAACCGTAATCACACATTCGGTCAATCCACTTCTTGAATGGTGTTTCAATATGTAATTGTTCATGTAATTCTCTTGCCGACACTGTTGGCTGTTCTGCTTCGTAATTAATCTTTAATACTTCGTTCATGTGTCCTCCATTCATTTTCATCGCGCTTGTTGCATTATGCAACTGCTATGTAAAAAAATATTCTACAAATTCTCTAGGACTTATTTTTAGCAAATCCGCAATTGCTTCTGCTTCTTGCAAGTCCATCGGGCGAATGTTGTTGATTTTTTGATTTACTGTCGGTTGTGCTACGCCAATTTTTTCCGCAACATCTTTTTGCGTTAATCCCAATTCAACAAGGCGCCCCTTTATTTTTCTTGAATTTACCACCCTAACTCCTCCTTTCACGTCAAATTGTAGCATTACGCAACTTTTAAGTCAATAGCACTGTGCAACTTTTTTTATTTTTTTTGTTTTCTCATATTGCGCTGTGCAATTTATTGTTGTATAGTGTACTTATAAGGGAGGTGTGTATTGTGGATGTAAAAAAAATAGGTGAACGAATTAAACACGCTCGTTCTTTAAGAAATTATACTTTAGAAGACATTGCCAAGGATATTGGCGTGGCAAAATCAACTATCCAACGATATGAACGTGGACAAATTGCTCATCCAAAACTTCCTGTCTTACATTCTATTGCCAATTCTTTGAATGTTAATCCAGGATGGCTAGTCGGAAAAGATATTAATATGAACGCCGACATGGATACTAAATACAGTAAATACATTTCTGATAGTACCATGATATTTGAAATAACAGGAAGAAGCCTAAAAAATAGCCCAACTGTTTTTCAAGCTATTTGTGATAGCCTAAGCGAAATGTGTGAGGGAGTTGACAACACTACAAAATATACGGATGGAATAGAAACAGTAAGTAATATAGCTGAAGCTCTAAAAAGTCCATTCAATTCTTATACTGACAAAGCTGCTGCACTTAATGCTATTATTGATGTCGTATTATATGATACGAAGAATGATACGCTATCTATACATTTTGTTCTTGATAAGTCAAAAAATGTTAACTATGAGCAAAAATTACTAGAAGCTTTCAATTTACTCAATACAGCTGGTAAGGAAAAAGTTATTGATTACGCTACTGATTTATCCAATATGGCAAACTACACCATAGATACTTACTCTTCTGACAACTCAACTATATTGAACGCAGCTCAAGCACGTACAGATATAAACGTTCCTGAAGGAGCTGATACGTCAGATGATGATATTATGGATGATAAAGATTTCTAAGTCTTTTTTATCGGACAGGTGAATTATTATAATTATCTTGGAGGTGTTTACGATGAATGCTTATGAAGCACTTTTAGATGAAGCCTGCGATATCGGACTTACAGTAAAAGAGAAACCATTGAAGTATAACAACGGACGTATCAAAGGCAACCGGATAGCAATCCGGCAAGACATTGATACAGAAAAAGAAAAAGCCTGTGTCCTAGCAGAGGAATTAGGGCATTATTATACATCAGTTGGAAACATTCTTGATATGACCGTTCCTGAAAATCGCAAGCAAGAACGACAGGCAAGGCTCTGGGGATATAACCGTAGCATCGGACTACTCGGTCTGATCAGGGCCTATGAACACGGTTGTAAAGATAAATATGAAATTGCAGAATATCTGGATGTTACAGAAGAATATCTGGAAAACTGCATTAACTGTTACCAGAATAAATACGGGGAATACAAAACTGTAGATAACTACACAATTTATTTTATCCCCAACTTGATGATATTTAAGAAAATATAGAATCGAGGTGATTTTATGGGATTTTTTTCAAAATTATTTGCAGGAACTGTATTTACCTTTAAACCTGATTTTTCAAAAACGGAATACGAAAATTGGCTTGAATATCTTCACGTTGGTGGTACTGATTCCGAATGGAAAGAATTAAAAAAGCGCAATCATTGGAAATTCAAACCGGATCCAATTGAAAAATTTTCAAAATATGATTCTGAGCTTAGACCTGTTTTTTCCGAATACGGTGAATTAATTAAAATAATAAAGGAACAGTGGTCTGCTTTATACAATTCCAATAATTATACTGGTCAATTAGCACAAACCGTAGAAAGTAATTGTATTAAAGCAATTTCTTATTATAAAGAAATTCAATCAATTGACATAAAATACAATCAAGATCTTATGACTGGCTCTCCTGCCTTCACAAAACTGGCTTTACTCTATGAAAGGCAAGGAAATTTTGACAAATCCATTCTTGTCTGCAAAGCTGCTTGCAAAGTAGGCATAGATGAAAAATCACGCTTAAAAAGAATGATAAAGAAGGCCGGCCGTACTCCTACTGCCGAAGAATTAAAGCTTATAGATAACTAATTTGATTCATCCAGTATCTCTAACCATAAATACACTGCCCTCTTGATACGAAAGTATTTATATGGCGGAGATATCTGATTGAATAAATAATCTCTGAAAAAAGCGAAACATTTTGGAACAAATAAAACGAAGGGGAAAAAACATATGAAAAAGAAATTTGTAGCACTATTACTGGCATCATCTATGGCATTGTCATTATCTGCTTGTGGAAGATCTGGATCTGATTCTTCAAGTTCTAAGTCCGACACGAAAAAAGAAGAAACAGTAAAATCTGATAAAAAAGCTGATGAAGCTACCACTGAAGATTCTTCAGATAAAGCAAATTCATCCGAAAGTGACACATCTGATCAAGGAAACGATTCTACTTCTTCTACATCAGATACACAAACAGCATCTTCGTTAAATATGGACAAATGTATATCTGATTTAAAAGCGAACTTACCGCTTGATCCAGATTACACCTATGTTCAAGATTATTATATCGGAGTAAAAGATGATACAATAACTATAACTGCAGTTGTTGATGATTCTACTGATCCATCCCTTGCTCTTGATTTTGCTGATACTCTTGTAAGGCAATTGAATTTATATGCGCAAATGCAAGATTCTTCTATAGAATCAAGTTCACAGAACTTTTATGGAGGTCTCTATACTCGCTATAATGCCCTTGTTGGCGTCGCACCAGCCAGTAAAACTAATAGCCAGAAAGATTGGTTTGTCTACGACGGCATATCTGGTGGAAAGGTTATGCTTAAATTAAATAAACAATATAGATAAAATTAAAAATCCCCGGTGTCTGCCAAACACCAGGGAAAATCCCGAGTAATATATACGGCGAAGGATTCGCATTGCAATTTACTGAAGTAATTGCCATTTTGCCAACATGGGCAAAATCGTATAATCATCAAAAAAAATAAGAAACGCCCCTGCTGGTAGTACCTGCGATATTAGATACGCCACTCAGTTTGTAAAACAAATAAACGCTCCCACATAGTAGGAGCGTTAAAACAACAGCTCTAATAGAATATCACAAAACAGCTTTGATTACAAACAAAATTGTATTTTTTATGTATTTTCTTTCAAAAAGTATTGATTTTTAACTGCGATGGGCATATATTTACATTGTAACGAAAGTTACATGTACAAGTATTTAACGCTAAACGCGAGGTACAGTTAAGTATATCCCTAGCAGTAATCCTCCCACTATAAGGGAAGTGATGAGCCTAGGGATATTTTTTCTTTTTAGGAGGTATAACATATGATAAGAACTGCCATACTTGTTGATGGCGCATTTTACAGAAAGCGCGCATATCATTTATACGGTGATAAATCTCCTGCTGAACGAGCCGATGAATTAGAATGGTATTGTAAACGACACATCCGTGAAGAGCATAACGAGAAATGTTCTTTATATCGAATTTTTTATTACGATTGTCCTCCAATGGATAAAAAAGTGTACCATCCATTTCTCAAGCGACAGATCGACTTTGGAAAGACACCAGATTATAAATGGGCTACTGAATTCTTTAAAGAATTGACTCACAAAAGAAAATTTGCTCTTCGAATGGGACGCTTAGCTGAAGAACAAGCAGCATTCAACATACGCCCAAATATAACAAAAAAATTATGCAACGGTTCCCTGAATTTTGACCAACTCACTGAAAAAGATTTTGCTATTGATGTAAAACAAAAAGGTGTTGACATGCGTATTGGTGTCGACATTTCTTCATTGGCATTTAAAAAGCAAGTCGACAGAATTATCTTAATCGCCGGGGACAGTGATTTTGTTCCAGCATCTAAACAAGCGCGACGTGAAGGAATAGATTTCATACTAGATCCTATGCGCGCACCTATAAAAGATGACTTATTCGAACATATTGATGGAATGCGCACAAAAGCTCCAAAGCTTTCAAACGCTACAAGTACAAAATAAAAAACCGCTCCTGCGCCAACAAGAACGGTTTCCCCATAATCAATATGAGGACGTATATAACGTATATATCCGAAGAGATACATACAATACTCACAAAAATATTGTATCATCTTCGGGCAGCTATCGCAAGCAGAACACACGTTCCGTGCTAGCTGTTATTTTTATACCCATTTTTGTGCGACATCGCACATATAATTACAGGAAGGTGATACAATGAGCGTAAAATATGCATACGGCTACATCCGTGTATCCACTCATGATCAGGAAGAGATCTCTCCGGACTCCCAGGAGCACCTCCTCCGGGACTATGCAGCCAAGAACAATATTGTAATCCTGAAGATCTTCACGGACCTTGGTATTTCCGGAAGAAAAGCCAACAAGCGTCCCGGCTTCCAGGAGATGATCGGACTGGCCAAAGGTGATGATCATCCGGTTGATCAGATCCTGGTATGGAAGTTTTCCAGGTTCGCCCGGAATCAGGAAGAATCTATCGTCTATAAATCTCTATTAAAAAAGCAACATAATGTAGATGTCGTGAGCGTATCTGAGCCACTCTCCGATAATCCTTTCGGCAGCCTGATCGAGCGTATCATCGAATGGATGGATGAATACTACTCTATCCGGTTATCTGGCGAAGTGCATCGTGGAATGAAAGAAAATGCACTCCGCGGAGCATACCAGGCACGTCCGCCGCTTGGCTACAAGGTTGTGGAGCATGGCAAGCCGCCGGTGATTGTTCCGGAAGAAGCAAAGATTGTTCGGACTATATTCGAAAAATACACAAATGAAGGCATGAGCTTCTTTGATATCGCCAGATACCTAAATTCTTTAGGACTCAAGACTTCGCACGGAAAGCCATTTGAGCGAAGATCTGTCGAATACATCATCCAAAATCCTTCCTATTGTGGCATGATCCGGTGGAACCGGACAGAGAATAGCACCAATCGTATCAAAGATAAGGATGAATGGATTGTTACAGAAGGGCAACAGCCGGCTATCATATCAAAGGAATTGTTTGAATCGGCACAGGAACGATTTAAAGCCACCTACAAGCAGGTCGGCAAGCGCCCCTCTTCCACTTATAAGCATTGGCTTTCCGGACTGCTGAAATGCCCGGATTGCGGACGCACCTTAACCTCAGCCACTATGAAACGAGTCAATGGGGAAAAATACTCTTACTTCTCCTGCTACGGATACAGCAAAGGAAAATGCAAAAAACCGAACGGCATAAGCTCACTGGTCCTTGAAAAGGAAGTTCTGACCAGCATCAAAGAAATATTGGATACCAAAGATATTGTCTATGAATTGCGTGAATATCAACCCACAGAGCAGTTTGATGAGCGCAAGGCTATAACAGAACAATTGGAAAGTTTAACCGGCAAAGAGGAACGAATAAAAGCCTCCTACCGGGAAGGGATTGATACACTGGAAGAATATAAAGCGAATAAAGCTATCATTCAGAAAGAACGGGAATCCTTAGAACAACAATTAAAGGAATTGAAAAAGGCAGCGCATAAATCTGATCAGGATCCGGCGGATGCTATGCTGCAGAAGGTACGGAGTGTGTATGATATTCTCATCTCCAACAATTATACATACATTCAAAAGAACGAAGCCCTGAAGCAGATCATCGACAAGATTATCTACGATCGCAAGAACGATTCTCTTAAAATCTACTTTTTCCTATACAGGTAAAATGCCCGCAAGCCCAGTAAAATCAAGGGTTTGCGTATACTTTATAGGTTATGACAATTTGGTTGACCCAATGGGGATCCAAATCCTTAGGCGACCAGGGCTATTCCCCTATCGAAATTCTCCGTTACTACTACGGTGACGACATGTACATTAACACCGCCGAAGCCATCTCCGGCATCCCATCCTCCTGGCCTGGCTATACTCTGGAAATTGGTTCTTCCGGCAATAAAGTTTTGCAGATGCAGGAACAATTAAATGTCATAGCAGGTGCTTATCCTGCTATTCCGAAAATTACTGCTGACGGGATTTACGGACCTGCAACTGCAGAATCAGTCCGTACATTCCAGAAAGTATTCGGACTGCCACAGACCGGAACAGTCGATTATACTACATGGTATAAAATTTCCGAAATTTACGTAGGCGTATCACGAATTGCTGAACTGTATGGATAATAATCGAATCGCTCTAATGATAAACGGCTTAATCACCCCTGAAAAGAAAGGATGGTAACATGAAAGCAAAAGATTGGAAAAAATGGGCTAAATGTGCCGGTATTAGGGCAATAAAGACTGTCGCGCAGACCGCCATAGCAACAATTGGAACCGTAACTGTACTTGGGCAGATAGACACGAAATTAGTAATTTCCACATCCATGCTGGCCGGAATATTATCACTGCTAACCAGTATTACCGGTTTGCCGGAATGTAATTCCGAAAACAAATAA